GAATTGCAAGCGCTATTGGAACTCAATTAAATGCAAGCACAGGATCTTTAACTTTATCTGGTAAAGCTAACGTATTAACTACAGGCAATAGAGTTAATATATCTATTGGTAATTTAACTTTTATTGAAGGAACTGGTGTAGTTGTAACTTTAGATTCTAATCAATTAAATGTTTCAATAGGTGACACTACAATTGTAGGTGAAGCTATATTTAGTTTAACAGGAAGTAGAGTTAATATTTCTACTGGAAATGTTACACTTGCTTCTAAATATTCAGTATCAGGAAACAGACTAAACACAAGCACAGGAAGTCCGACTATAGTTGGTAAAGCAGTTGTTCAACCAACAGGATCACAATTAAATACAGCTATAGGTAATGTAACTATATTAGGTAAAGCTAATGTAAATGTGAATGGTAGTAGAGTAAATGTATCTATAGGAAACCCAACATTAGTAGCTAACGCTACTGTTATTTTATCAGGAAATAGATTAAATATATCAACCAGCGATGTAACAACTTTAGCAAAAGCTAGAACAATACCTACTGGAAGCAGACTCAACATTGCTAACTCTAATGTAGAGTTTAGAATTTGGGATGGTGTAGTTACAGGCGCAAATCAAACATGGATACCTTTATAATATGTTATTCGGAGCAACACCTTTTGCAACAACAACTTTCGCTGGAGTCGGAGCTCAAAGCGTAATAGCAGTAATTGCAGGAAATAGGTTAAATATATCAATAGGAGCAGCTACAGCTGGTCCTAGAACAACAGCAGAAGTACCAAACGGATCTAGATTAAATCTTGCAATTGGTAGTGTTTCTGTGGTATCTTGGCGAAAAGTGGATCCGAATGCTACAGGAAACTGGATAGAAATCAACCCACTTAACCCATAGGAGAAAAATGGCATCAACGTATTCAAGTAATTTAAATTTAGAATTAATTACTACAGGTGAAAAAGCAGGTACTTGGGGAACAATTACCAACACAAATTTACAACAATTAGAACAAGCTTCATCAGGATATATATCTATTTCTGTTGCATCAGCTGATGTAACTTTATCTATAGCACAGGGTGCCGTATCAAATGGTAAAAATTTATATTTAAAATTAACTGGTACTCTTGCTACTAATAGAAATCTTATTGTGCCAGATAGTTTTGAAAGAGTATATGTTGTAGAAGACGCTACTAACAGGACATCAAATAGTTATACATTAACTGTAAAAACAGCATCTGGAACAGGAATAGTATTACCATCAGGATCAACTTCAATACTATATTCAGATGGAACTAATATTAATAAAGGTATTTTAAGCAAAGGATATTACACAGTTCCTGCAGCATACACAGCTTTAGATGGTGATCAATTATTTATTAATACATCAGCAACAGGTGTAAACGCAGCGTTGACCGTGACTTTACCTGCATCACCTGCAGTAGGGTCAGAAGTAACATTTATAGATAGCGGAAACTTTCTTAGTTCTAACAATTTAACAATAGGCCGAAACGGTTCAAATATATTAGGAGCAGCCTCTGATTTAGTTGTTAACACAGACTCAGTCGCTTTTACTTTAGTATTTGCAAATGCAGTAAGAGGCTGGGTCTATAAAGATAAAATATAGGAGCGTGAAACGTGGCTCTTAAACAAGTCAAATTTTTACCTGGAATAGATAAACAAAATACAACTGTTGGAGCAACAGCTCGTTGGATAGACTCTGATAATGTAAGATTTAGATATGGACTGCCTGAAAAAGTAGGTGGTTGGTCTTCTCTTGTAGCAAACACCATAGTAGGTGTTGCTAGAAAAACACACGCATTTGTTGATCTTGATGGTAATAGATATGTTGCTATTGGAACAGACAAATTTTTGTTATTATATTTTGAAGGTAGGTTTTATGATATTACACCACTTAAAACTACGTTAACTTCTGCAACAATTGCAACGACAAATAATTCACCTACATGTACAATCACAAAAAATTCTCATGGGATAGGTATTGGAGATATTGTACAATTAGATAATGTTACACTACCTGGTGGTACAGGATTTAGTGCATCTGATTTTGAAGATAAAAATTTTCAAGTTATAAGTTCTTCTACAAATACATTTACAATTAATCAGTCAAGTAATGCTACCGCAACAGTATCAACTGGTGGTAGTTTAAGTATAAAACCATATGAACCAGTTGGACCGGCAGAACAAACATATGGATATGGTTGGGGTTTAGAATCTTGGGGCACAGGTAATTGGGGTGAAGCAGCATCAGCACAAAATATTACACTAGAACCTGGACTATGGTCTTTAGATAATTTTGGTCAAGTCTTAATTGCAACAGTTGCAAATGGTAAAACATTTACATGGAATGGTGGAGCAGCGTCTCCATTAAATAACAGAGCATCTACAACAACATCTAATTTTTCAACGGGTAATAATCCAACAAGAACAAGAATAAGTTTAATATCACCTACTACTAGACACTTAATACATTTAGGAACAGAAACAACTATTGGTGATTCAACAACACAAGATGATATGTTTATTAGATTTTCAGAACAAGAAAACATAGACTCATATGCAACTTCTGCTGTAAACACTGCAGGATCACAAAGACTACAAGATGGTACAAAAATTATTGGTGCACTAAAAGCTAAAGAAACTATTCTTGTTTGGACTGATAATGCTTTGTACACTATGAAGTTTGTAGGTGCGCCATTTACATTTGGATTTGAACAGGTTGGTACAAACTGTGGATTGATTGGTAAGAATGCAGCTGTTGAAATAGATGGTGTTGCTTATTGGATGTCACCAAAAGGTTTCTTTTTATTTGATGGTACAGTTAAAACATTACCTTGTTCTGTAGAGGATTATGTATTTGATGACATTGACACAACAAAAGGCCAACAAGTAAATGCAGGATTAAATAATTTATTTACAGAAGTTGTTTGGTATTATCCAACATCATCATCTAGTTTTAACGATAGATATGTAGTATTTAATTATGGAGAAAGTGGTCAACAAGGACCTGTTTGGTATACAGGGTCAGAGGCTAGAACTACTTGGATAGATGCAACTGTTTATCAAAAACCTTTTGCTACAAAATATGTATCCAATGCAAATGGTAGTTTTCCTGCTGTTGTTGGACAAACTGGTTTAGGACAAACAACACTATTTGAACATGAAGTAGGAACTGATCAAATTAATGCAGACGGATCTACAACAACCGTTTCATCATTTATACAATCTTTTGATTTTGATATTAAAGCAGATAACTCAGACGGTGAATTTTTTCTATCTATGAAAAGATTTATACCTGATTTTAAAAACTTACAAGGTAATGCCAAAGTTACAATGTCAATAAAAAGGTTTCCTGCTCAATCTAGTTCAGCAACAGCTTTAAGCCCTTTTACAGTAACAACAAGTAGTCTTAAATTTGATACAAGAGCAAGAGGTAGATATGCAAATATTAAAATAGAAAATGATGCTGTTAGTGAAAAGTGGAGATTTGGTACAATTAATTTAGATTTAAGAGCAGACGGTAGAAGATAATGGCTAAAATAGTAGTAAGAATACCAGAACCAAAACAAGAATATGATTTTTCTAACCAAAAACAAATTAATAGAACATTGACATCAATAGTAGAACAACTTAATTCTACATATTTAAATCAACAAAAAGAGGAGCAGGAAAGATTTACCTGGTTTTTAGGTGGCTAATATATATACAAACATAAAAGCAGATCTTACAACTAATACAGCAACAACTATATATACAGGACCTGCTGCAACAACAACTATTATAAAATCAATACTAGTTTCTGATGATTCGGGGAACGCGGATACTATAACTCTTACACTTACTGCAGGAGCCTCTGTATTTAATCTATTTAAAACAAAGGCAATATCAGCTAATCAAACAGTTGAGTTATTATCACAACCTCTTATAATGCAGGAAAGTGAAATTTTAAAAGCAACAGCAGCTACAGCAGATAGGTTGCATGTTGTAATATCTATGTTACAAATAAACAGGGAATAATTTATGGCTTTTAAAGAAGAAGGATCAGTTCGATACGAAATTATAGATGGTAAAAAGGTGCCAATAGTTGAGTGTGAGGCAGAGATAGTATTAAGAAATAAAGAAACAGGTTATGAATATGTCTCTGATAAAGAAGCAGAGGATGATATTAACAATCCTGACACAGACACTAAAAAGGAGCATGTAACCAGGTCCGTTAAGATAAAAGTAGCTGCTATGCCTCCATTAGGAGCAGCCAGTGATGAATAATAGATTGTTGACGAATCTAGGAAAAACAAGTAAATTAGACAAACTAGGCATAAAACAAGCTAGCCTGCTTGCTATCTACAACACATAGGAAAAATATGGGATTAAAAAGATTCATTAAAAAAGTTAGAAGAACTATCAAAAAAATAATACCAAAGGAAATAAGACCTGCTGTACCATTTATAGCAGCTGCAATAAATCCTGCTATGTTTGGTGCAAATATGGCTGCTTTTTCTGCAAACAATCCTTTAATGTATAAAGCGTTAATAGCTGCTGGTACAAAAGCAGCATCAGATGATGAAGCAAAATTAAAAGATATAGCAAGAACAGGTATACTTGCTGCGGCTCCTGATGCTATATCAGGTGGATTAACCAAAGGTGGTGATGCTTTGATAGCAAAAGGTCTGCCTCAAATGACAGACAAAGGAAGTGCTTTAATAAAAGCAGGTCAGGCTCTTAAGGGTGGAGCACAATCAGTTGAAGGATTAGGTGCATTAAAAACTGTAGGAGCACAAACAGCTGTAGATCAGGCTGTAAAATTAAAAGAGATTAATGATGCTGAGATAGAAAAATATGAAAGAGAATTAGCAGAACAAGGTATCTTTGATAAGAAAGCAAGAAGAGATGCTATATTTAAAATATATACTGGTGCTGGTTATGATGGTCAGTATGTAGACTCTGTATTAGATAAATATGGATATGCAGAAGGTGGTGTTGTTAGTTTAAAAAGATTATTTGAAAACATGGAAGAAAATCCAGAAATGATAGCCATGAGTATGAAAGGCGGAATGGATAAATATTTTAAAATGTTAGAAGAACTTGCACGAAAAAATAAAGAAAAAAGAAAAGAAAAAGCTTATGGCGGTAGAGTAGGTTATTTTCTAGGTGGTAAAACAGATAAAATAGATCCAAGAGCAGCAAGTTTTGTTGCAACGATGACAGATCAGTTTGTTGCTAATGGTATGAGTTATGAAGAAGCAAGAGACGCTGCCTTAAATATAGCAAGAGAAGAATTTCCAGATGATCAATCAGAAGATATACAAGATTATGTAGACATGGGAGCAAAAGGTTTTCAACAAGCATTTGGTGTTGAAAGTCTATTAGGACCAAACATACAAGAACCAAAAAGAATTATACCAGGGTTCGCGGACGGTGGATTGACTAAAAAAGATAT